TAATTAGCCATGGCATCCATTTTCGAACTCGGTGACATCCCCGGCGGTCTTCTGCCGGCTCAGATGAAACTGGCGGCTCCTACTGCGACCGCAACCCTGTCTGCAGCTAACAGCTACAACGTCATCATTCGTGGCGTTCCTTCTGCTGCTGCAACCTATACCACTGCTACTGCTGCGGACATCGTGGCTGCTATCGGTGGTGATTGTGCTGTGGGCACCGCCTTCATGGTGGTAGTGCTCAACGCTTCTGCTGGCGCTAACACCATTACCGTCGAAGGCGGTAGCGGTGTAACCGTGAGCGGCGTGGCAACTGTGGCTCAAAACGCCTCCAAGATTTTCCTTGGTCGCGTGACTGCTGTTGCTGCTGGCTCTGAAGCGATCACCCTCTACGGTCTGGGTTCTACTGCTGCTGCAGTTGCCTGATCATGGGGTTGTTCGCCTTTAGGCGACGCCAGGAACGTGAGGCTGCTTCTCAGGAGGCAGCCTCTTTTCCTATTGCGGAGCCCACTCCTAAACTTGAACTAACCTCGGCACCTACCGATGGCAGTAACAATCGACGCAACGGTAGGGGGCGCAAACGCCAACAGCTACCAGACGCTGGCAGCAGCACAAGCCCTGATTGACGGGTTTGTAGAAGATGATGATGTGGTGGCATGGGCTAGTGCTACCACTGATCAAAAGAATCGTGCGCTGGTATCAGCCACTCAGCGTCTTGACCGGGAGCGTTTTCTAGGCGCTAGAGCTACTGACACGCAGGCGTTGCAGTGGCCACGAACAGGTGTGCGGAAACCTGACACCTACATCAACACCTACGCCGTAGGCTTTCCTTTCCGTATCACGACTGATTATTTCACCGACACCGAAATCCCAACTCAGATCCAGTACGCACAAGCTGTGCTGGCGGTTTATCTGAACAACAACAAAGACGGGCTTGGCTTGTCTGGCATCGAAGATTACAAGCGTGTTCAGATCGGTAGCCTTAGCGTTGAGACCGCAGGTGCTAGTGCTATCGCTACTGGCGCTGATCGAGTGCCGCCAATCTTTGAACGGTATTTGACCGGGCTTAGAATAAGTGGACCAGGCAACTTTTCCATCCGCCGGAGCTGATCATGGGTTACGCGTATCCGGGAGCTGAATACATCAGCGACACCGCTGCTCATACTGGGCGTTTCGGTGAAATCTATGCACTGGAAGACGCAGTGATCGCAACATTGGTTGCTCAGGACTGGACGGGTAACGCCACAACTTCGGTGCCACTTAAGGCAGGCGATGAAATCAAGGGCGTTTTTACCAGTATCACCCTGACCAGCGGCAAGGTTGTTGCCTACCGGATCTGATCATGAGCGTTCAGCCTGGGCAGCACAACATAACGGTTCAGCGCCGCGCAGATTATGACCTGCAGCTGCAGTTCAAAAACTCTGCCGGAGTTGGTATTGATCTGACAGGCTGGACTGCTTACGCGCAGGTCTGGAATCAAGGACGGACGACAAAATATGCAGACTTTGCCGTTACCTATACCGCCCGTGCTACAGGGCAGATCAAAATTGCACTGACTGACACTCAAACGGCAACTTTCCCTAACGAAGCGTTCTACGACGTGCTGCTAGAAGATAACGCAGGATTGCGGAACTATTACCTAGAGGGCATCGTCTACGTTTCTGAGGGTTATACCCAGCCAGCGCCATGACGATAGTATCCGTCACCCAAACGCAAGCTACCGTCGAGGTTACAGAAGACGGCGGCACGACTGTTGTTCCGACAGTTAGTGCAACTGCGGTTGAGGTTAATCAAGCTGGTGTCCCGCCAGGTGGCAATCCGAAAGATCTGCTCGTCAAATCAAGCGGCACTGACTACCACAGCGAGTGGACTGCAACGCCTGAAGTAAATGCGCTGCAGTTTGACCTTGCTACAGGATTAGATCCTGCAAACGGACAGCTTGTCTGGAATGCTGATGAAGGCACACTTGAGTTAGGCAAAGGCGATATCAGCAACTACATCGGGCAAGAGACGATGGTGCTCTGTCGCAATAACAGCAATGTCACCACAATTCCAAAAGGTACTGCGGTGATGTTTGCTGGCACGCTTGGTGCTAGCGGTCGCCTCAAAGTTGCGCCAATGGTGGCTGATGGCACTTACCCTGGATATGTTTTCTTTGGTGTAACTGATCAGGCTATCGCTGGTGCCAGCGATGGATACGTCAGCACATTTGGTAAGATTCGCGGTATCAATACAACTGCCTACCTAGAAGGCGACATCCTCTGGTGTGATCCTGCCACCCCTGGCCGTTTCACCAAGACAGAACCGTTAGCACCAAACCTAAAGCTGGCAGTGGCTGCTGTCATCAGCTCAGCTAACAATGGCACTATCTTTGTGCGTTCTACCGCAGGTGCTCGACTCAAAGATCTACATGACGTAGAAGCTAACGGCAACAAATCCGATGGTGACATCCTCAACTGGGATGCTACTGACGAGAGGTGGGAGCCTAGCGACAGGCTTACGCTGTTAGAAGCACGGGTCACAGCCTTGGAGAACGCCTGATGGCTTTAGCAGGATCGCTACGAAAGACTGCATCCAAGCTGATGGCAAAGTTTGGCGGTGAAGTCATCTTTCGCCGTGTAGCAGCTGGCATTTACAACCCAACATCAGGTGTTTCATTACCAGTTACGACTACAACAACAGTTCGTGGCGTATTGGATAACGTCAGCGAAAGCGAGGTTAATGACCTGATTAAAAGCACGGACAAAAAGCTGACTATCGCAGCGGCTGATCTAGCTTTTGAACCTGCCGTATCAGATCAAGTAACAGTGGCTTCTCGCGTCATGCAAATTGTTCAGGTAATCAAAATCGAACAGGACAACACACCTATCGTGTTTGAAGTCTTTTTGAGAGAGTGATATGGCACGTCAAATCAGAGTTGATCAAATCGACGATTACGCTAAAGAGCAAATCAGCAAACTGGTTCGCGCTGCAACGCTTCAGGCTGAAACCAAGTTAAAGCAGCTCACGCCTGTTGACACCGGACGGCTGCGTTTGAGTTGGCAAACAACCGTTGAGCCTTTAAACGGTAGTGTTTTCAATAATCTGCCGTATGCTGCCCCAGTCGTTGCCGGTGTGGACCTTCCAAGATCATGGGGTGGGCAGTATCGCACAAGGCAAGGCGCTGAGCCGTTTCTCGACATCGTTGCTAAAGACGTTCAGACTTGGACCGAAACTCAAGCCGCCAAAATAGGACGTGAATCATGAGCCTTAACACTATCCGCTCAGCAATTGAGAATCGCATTGCAACTGAGTTTGCAACAGCTCCTCCTTTGCAAGTCGCTTATCAAAACGTTCCCTTCACACCGCCCAACAACGCAAGCTGGGTTCAGGCTTTTATTTCATGGGGTGATTCTGCTTACCTCACGATCCTGACCGAATCAGACCGTGGCACTGGCGACGGATTTGATCGCCGCAACGGTGCTTTGACTTTTAATATCTACAGCCCACGCGGTGAAGGACCAGGTGCTGCGCTTACCATCGCCCAGCGTTGCATCGACCTCTTTTCACGTTTGCAGCTGCAAAATATCAAATTTGACGCAGCTTCTGGTCCACGCATCATTGAACCCGCTGCGCCAGAAGGGTTTTACCAAACCCAGGTCGCCATAACTTTTGAGGCTTACGAGCAAAGCTAGACTTCATCTAGCCACTTACCGTTCACAACATGGCTACCGTTCTGTCCGGTACGTCCGGCGCTCTTTATTACAAGCCTGCTGGCACCAAGGCAACCTTTGGCGAAGCCGCCGTTGATGTTGCTGATGATGAAATCACAGTTGCTACCTACCTGAATTTCAAGGTTGGCGATCCTGTGGTTTTTAGTGTTGTCAACACAGAAACTGGTGGTGCTGGCACCGGCACCCTGCCTGCTGGCATCACAGCTGCAACCACTTATTACGTCATTGGCTACACAGCTGCCACTGGTGTGCTGCAGGTTTCAGCTACCGCTGGTGGCTCAACCATTGCCATTACTGACGACGGCACCGCTGTTACACCTAACGCCTTCCAGGTTGAATACGCAGCTTATGCCGCTGTGGGTGATGTGCGCGAATGGTCCTTTGAGATCACTCGTGAAGAAATCGACGTGACCACCATTGGCCAATCCCTTGGTCAATACGCACCGTTCCGGCGCTACATCACTGGTTTTGCTGATGGTGAAGGTTCTGCCACCGTCTACACCAGTGACGACGACAGCAACCTCGCCAACCGTTTGATTCAAGACGTTATTCAACGCCAGCAAACTGGCGCAGCCTTCAAGCTTTACATTGATCGCGTGTTGAGTGGCGGCAGCGTCAGCGCAGCCTTGAGCCGCAGTATTGAGTTTGACGCGGTGCTGACTTCTGCCAGCCTGACCGTCAACCCTGACGATGCACAGTCGGTAGAAATTGCTTTTCGTCCTTCTGCTGCTCCGACTTTCGATTTCAGCAAGAGCTGATCGCTGAGGGACACGAAACCGCCCCTGGGTTGCACCGGGGGCTTTTTTGCGTCTAAAGTAATAACAATCAACTGATTTTTATGCCTGCTCAGTCGTTGCGTGCGCTTGACCGTCTTAAGAAGGCTGCCAATCTTGTCCCAATCAAAAAAACTGTTAAGCTGAGCGACGGATCAGAATTTGAGTTTTGGCATACTGCCTTGACAATGGCAGAGCGTGAAAGGGCGACAAAGGCAGCAGGGAATAACGATCCCAATGCATTGGCAATTCAGCTGCTTGTCGCAAAAGCATTGGATGAAAACGGCAGCAAGATGTTTGCTGCAGGTGATGTGGCTGAGCTTAAAAACGAGGTGCGAGAT